GTGGTATCGGACCACGGTGCGACGGACACGATGCCGGCGCCGATGAATGCGGACATGGCGGGTTCTCCAGAAAGCCCGGTGCGGGCGACACGAAACGAATCTCAGGCTTCAGTGTCTTTTTCTGGCGGAGGGGCCGCCTGTGAGCGGATTTCAGGGCGCGGCTAGGTTCTCGACGAAGGAAACGGCGATTTCGATGCTGGCGGCTACCAGCGACAATCCGGCTTCGCGCGGCTCAATCGAGCGGCCTGCATAGCGGCATTCGAGAACGGTCTTGTTGAACGTGATGTCGCCGGAAAATATCGCTTTCTTCAGGTCGGCGACGATCAGGTGCCCGACATCGTTCGGGTTGTCCGGGTCGCAGACGGCGTGTCCTTCCAGCATATAGATGGCCTCGGTGCGGCAGTTCCTGATCTGCTGGCTTCCGGAATCATCATCACCCTCGACGATGACGACGCACGGAAGATTCGTTTCGTCGAGGCGCAGCTTGCCGCGATAGACCCTGGCGCCGATGTCTGTAGCGTAGCCGTTCGCGATGCTGATGCCTTGCATGCGGCTGGTTATTTCAACGGCGATGGCCGAAGCTTTGCTCATGGAGTTTTTCCTAGCGCCTTGGCAAAATCGAAGCGTGCCTGGCGCAGCAGCGCGGCCTCAAGCTCTGCCTCGACGTCTGGCGCAATGATGTCGATCACGCGCCTGAACAACTGATCGACAGACGGCCCGTAAAGATGGCGCAGGACGCCCTTCGAGCCGAATACCTTGCTGCGTGGCGAACTGGGTTCGTTACCTGCGCGCCACCGATGCTTTCCAACCTTGATGCCTTCTGAAACGATTGCCTGCGCATGAGCAAAACTTCCTTCACGAACGAAAATGCCCATGCCGTTTCCGCCGTCTGTTTTTCCGGCACGCAGTGGCATGAAGAAGGCGCCCGGCAATTTCTTGCGGCCGGCGCCGCGCTTGACGGCGACCGTGATGCCAGCCGGCACCGAGCCGGCGGCGATATTGCGCCGGGCGTCGCCGCTGCCCGCATGAATGCCCCAGCGCTTGCCACCGTAATGGCCGGCCTTGCGCTTCGCGCCCTGGTCTTTGCGCGTGACCTGCTTAGCGCCGTAGGTTGCCAGCCTGGTAGCACGCCGGCGCGCGAAGATGGTTGCAGCGGGCTGCGATGGCCCGGCCTTGCGCAGCGCCATGCGCTCCCGTACATAGGCAGCCGTCAGATTGACCGAGCTGACGATTTCACGCCGGGATCGCGTCATGTTCTTTGCCGCCACGGCGTTGACGGCACGAAAGGCCGTGCGCTCGACGACGCCAGAGGCAACCCCGAGTTCGCGGGCAACCTGCTCGAGCACTTCCTTGTTGACGACGACGATGCGGCTCATCGCAGGACGACGCTGGTCGTGCCGCCGTCGTCGGCCTGAATGCCGTCGACGGTATAAGTTTTCGCGTCGACCACCAGTGCATCGCCAACTTTCGGCGCGGCTTCGCTCGGGATCGTGGCGAAGCTGCGGAAGGCGGTGACTTCGCCGTATTCGCCGGTGACGGCGACGCCGTGCTCGAGGATGACGACGGTCGGCAGCCCACGCAAAAGCGCCTCCCGCCCGAGGCGGGCGAAGAGGCGCTGGTGCATCCTTTCGAATGCGTCGGCCATTTAGGCGGTGAGCTTGATGATGGCGCGTGGGCGGGTGCAGAGATTGAGCGGGTTGGTCTGGGATTCCAGATTGATGCCGCGCCCGGCTTCCATTTCCCACTGCTTGGCATACAGCGACTGGCCGATAGTGCCCACGCACTCGACGTAGTCTGCCGGCGCGTAGCTGGTGATGAACAGATTGACCACACCTTCCGGAAGAGCGAAGGCTTCGCCGTCGGCGACCTTGACTGCCGAGGTTCCGCGATAGCGTTCCCAGATGATTCCGCCGAATTCGAACTCCATGCGCGGATCGCCGCGCAGGGTGTTGGCGGCCAAGGTGTTCAGGTAGCTTTCCTTGACCATCTTGTGGCTGATCAGGTTATTCCAGAACGTCTTTCCGCACAGCACGCGCACGCCGGTGAACGACAGGCCGCCGAGCGCATCCTCGATGTTTTCGAGGATGGTCAGGGCTTTTCCACGCACGTCCGTGGTGGTAACGTCCAGATCCATATCGACGGTTTGCTGCGACACGCCGAACTCGGTGAAGAGAGAGACGGAAGTGCCGGCGGCATTGAAATAGGTGCCCATGATCGCGGCCAGGCGGTGCGACTCAAGGGTATATTCCAGGTTTCTGCGCATGGACGCCAGGCGCTGTGAAACGACCTTGGCCATGGTTTCTACTTCGCTCTCGGTGCCGAACGAGCGAACGCCGAGGATTTCGTCGGCCAGCAGCACGTCGGGTTGTTTCAGGTGCGGCACAGTGAAGGCGCGCAGCGTGCGGGCACCACGCCCGGTCTTGCCGTCCGCCGGCGCGCCGCGCTGGGACACGGAGACCAGCGAAAGCACCCCTTCTTCCTGCTCGACCTGAGCCGTCTTGGTATTGATACCGTCTTCCGAGAACAGGCCCAATTGGGCAATGCGGCCGGGCGCAAACGGAATGGCCTGAATGGCGGCGGTCAGGGACGATAGCGTGAATGCATCGTCGTTGAAAATATCGTAAGTTGCCATTTGTTCGAGTCCTTTCGATTAGCGAACGATGATGCCGACAGCGGCGAGATCAACCTTGCCGCCCGCGTCGATTCCGGTGAGCAGCGCTTCGTCGACTTCGGCATCGCGCACGATGACGACAGCCGTCTGGTCGGCGGCGGCATTGCCAACGGCGGCGTACAGGATGGCGGCGGCGGTCTGGGTACCGTCGGTGCCTGCGTTGTCGTACTCGACATATTTGCCGTCGGCATCAAGCTTGGAGAGGACGGTTCCGGCAACCATGGCGCCAGCGGCGGCGGCGATGGTGACGACCTCACGGCTGCGCGTGCCGTTGGCTTCGGAAATGATGAATTCGCCCGTGCGCCGGGCCTCGGTCAAAGTTGCCATGTGTTACTCCTTGGTCTGGCGTTGGGATTTGAGGACTTTTGCCCAGACAGCGGCGCCGCTGGTAGCGGTTGGCTGGTGGCGTGGAATATGGTGATTGACGGCGGTCGCCAGGTCGAGCGCGACGCGGGCCTGCTGGATACGGGTGCGCGCGGCGGCGAGCGGCACGCGGGCGGCGATCAGGCGGGCGGCGATCTCCGGCATGGCGGCGGCCTGGCAGACGGCAACGATCTCCTTCGCTTCGGCCAGCGCGGCGGACAGGTCTTCCGAAGTCTTCAACAGCGGGTCGATCGCCAGGGCGTCGGCGTGGGCTGTGAGCCCGGCAGCGGCGCAGGCGGCGGCGATGGCGGCCGTGTCCAGCGGGTGATCGTCTTCCGGCTCTGGCTCCGGCGCGGGCTCAGGCTCGGCCGCCGGGGCGATGCTGGCGCGGACGTTGTCCGGCAGGCGCTCCATGTCGAACGAGGCGGCGACCTTGAGTTCCGGCTGCAGCTCGTCGGCGAAGCCCTTGAGGACGGCTTCCTCGGCATTCAGCCATGTCTCGGCATCGAGCAGCGCCTTGATCTCGTCTTCCGGCAGGCCGGTGCGCTTGGCATAGATGCCGACCAGCGAGGCGCCGATCTTGTCCAGCACATCGGCCATCTCGCGCAGGTCGTCGGCGTTTCCGTAGGCCATATTGAGCGGGTTGTGGATCATCATGAAGGCATTTTCAGGCATCACGACGGTATCGCCGGCCATAGCGATGATCGAAGCAGCCGAGGCGGCGACGCCCATGATCGTGACTTCGACATTGGCCGGGTGCTGGCGCAGCGCGTTGTAGATGGCCAGCGCATCGAAGACGGCGCCGCCCGGCGAATTGATCGCCAGCTTGATGGCCGTGGCGTCGATGGCCTTGAGGTCGCCGATGAACTGCTTGGCGGTCACGCCACAGAAGCCGATCTCGTCATAGATCGAGATTTCAGCGGACTGGTCGGCCTTGGCCTGAATTGAGTACCAGCTTTTCACGCAGGATTCTCCGGTGAGGAATGTGAGGCTATGCTGGGTTTTTGGGTTTTGCGGCGCCTGTGAGCGGATTTCAGTCGGCCATCAGAAGCGCTTCGAGCACGACGTCGACCATGTCAGCACCAGCTTCGATGGCCGTTTCAATGCGGATTTCGGCGCCGGCACCGAGGCGCAGGCCGACCGTTGAATCGATGCAGTTTGGTGCATCGACCGCAATTGCCGATCCAAGGCGCAGGCCAGCCGATGCGGAAATGGCGCAGCCCAGGCGCAGCAGGATCTCGGCCCGCGCCGGGTAGCGCAGGCGCGACGGCTTGCCCGGATGCCAGCGC